AAATGTATAAGGGGCTAAATGTCCGCCACTCGCGGACACTTTTCCCCACGTGTCTATTAATACACACGTGTCTATTAATACACTCGGTATAAAATCGCTCGTGGCTCTATACATTTTGTATAAACGTCAGTATATACACTTAGTATAATAGTTTATACTTAAAATACACTGAGTATAAAATACTCGATTAAATGAAACGAACCGCCATTAATACATCATTATACAACGTGTATAAATATCTCTTGTACGCTCCATATTCAATACTTTAAGTAATAGGTTACAAAAGTATTACAGATTAAAAAAACGCTTGCAATTGAGCGCACAGTGTGGTAAGATATAGACAAGAGGTAAGGAAAGAAAACAAAAATATAACAACCTCTTAGAAAGTGTGCAGATTATGAAAAACTTATGGAAAGATATCGGAAACAATAACTATACTTTAGCTGGATATACTATATTCGCTGGTGGTGGTGCTTGGCGTATCAAAAGACCCTACGGATATTGTTATTCTAGTTCATTTATGAGTTTAGCAAATGCAAAGCGTTTTGTTGAAAAAAGATTAGGTTATTAAGAAAGGAGTAAACAACAATGAAAAAATTAAGAGTTAAAGTTAGAAAGCGTGCAAGCGTTGTTATTAATTACGATATTAAAAAAATAATAACGGATAGGGGGATATATTCATTTGATGATATCAAATTTGAGTATATTTGTAAGTGTGATTATCAATATTTGTATATTTTAGCATTTGGTATAGTAGTAACAACTTTATGTATTAAAACAACTGATTATATTGGGTTTATTTATAAGGGAAAATTTGAACGTACACCGGCTAATAGAAATTTAGAATATTTTATATATAAATATAGACAGTTATTGAAAGGGGGTGAATAAAATGAAATATAGTGAGTTTGTATTGAAAAATATCGGACACAAAATTGATTTTGACAGATGCTACGGCGTTCAATGTGTTGATTTAATCAATCAATATATGACTGATGTTTTAGGAATTAAAGTAACATATTTTCCACCTTTTGCCAAAAACTTTTGGAATGATAGAAAAAAATCTAAATTCTTAATAAAGAATTTTGATTTTATACTACCGACACAGAAAATCCAAAGGGGTGATATTGGAGTTCGCAACACAGGCGCAGCGGGGCATATATTTATTATCGACAAGAAAATCGGTAATAAATTATATGTATACGACCAAAACAACGGCGGTAGCGGTGCAGGAATGACGGCAAGAGTTTTTGACAACACTTCAAAATACATCACTGGAATTTTACGACCGAAAAATCAGAAAAATATTGACAAGGAGCATCAAAAAGTGGTAAAATCAAAATTAAAGGAAAGCCCGTGCAAGCAATTCAAAACAAATGCTTATATGACGGCTGACAGTCACGTTTATTCTAACAATACAAAAGAGAATATAATAGGTTTCGTCAATAAAAATGAAAAGGTCAAGATGCTTGCAAAAGGCGATATCAACTCAATCATTCAATATGGTGTTGATAAAAAAATCTACAAAGTCGGAATTATACCAACTAAATCAATTAAGAAATTATAATTAAAAGGAGATTTTTAAAATGGCTAAATCAAAAAAAGAAACAAAAAATGACTATATGGAGCGTGATTTTTCAGCAGGTTCAATCCGTATTTATGACGGCGGAAAGAAACGCAATGACTATGGCTCAATTTCTCTTGATTGCGGTTTTGTAATTTATATTAGCGTTATTGAAACAAAAAAGGGTAGATTTATTTCATATCCGTCTTACAAGAATAAGAAAGACGAATACATCAATCAAGCATATTGTTTTGATAAAGACGTTGTTGAAGAACTTAATGATATTCTTGAAGAAATGTATGAAGATTAAGTTTAAAAAATATAACCTATTGCAAGATAGGTTATATTAAAGTGATAGAATGATAATATATATGCGATTAAACATGGAGAGTGTTATATATGTTATTTGGAATTAATCACCCCATTCTATCATTTTAATATGACTTATCACTTGAATTTAAACACGTCAATACATCTAATCGGGGCGATAATTAAATTCAATACAAGGCATAAGAATAAAATGAAAGGAAAATCCAATATATTACAAAATGACTTTTGAAGAATTCACGACTAATCTCGACAGTATTCGCAACAGTGGCGACGAAGCTTTGACATCACTTGAATACACAGCTTTAACCGATTACTTCAACACAACAAGAGAAGAAATTGATGAGCGTGATAAGACTATTGATGATTTGCGAAGCGAAAACGAAAAGCTGAGGGATATCAATTCAAGACTTCAACTTGATTACGGCAAGACAGTAATCAAAGAAGAAAAAACAATAATTAAAGACGACGATAGCGACGACGAAGAAGTAACCGACGAAGAATTTGTTGAAGCTATCAACGATTTATTTTAAGGAGTGAAAATTAATGACGTCAAATACTAAAAAGAGTATCCAAAAAACCGTTAATAAAGTAAGAGAAACGGCATCGCAGGAATACCAAGATAATATACCCGTCCTTAAGGATAACAACCTTGCAAGTTTTAAGGAAGCATTTTTTGCGTATCAGCCTGCAATCAATGAATTTTATGTAGGCCTTGTCAATTTGTTTGCCAAAATTATTTGGAACACTGACCGCTTTAATCATAAGCTTTCATTTTTGAAAAAAGGCAATTATACCATTGGCTATGATATCGAGGAAATTCACACAAATCCCGTAAATCCTGCTCTTTATGACAACACAGACGGCGCAGGAATTCTTGGTGATTATCCGCCTGAAGTTCTCACCGCTTTTTATCGTGAGAACAGGCACGACGTATTTCCACTTACAACAAATTCGGAAATACTTTCACGCGCTATGAACAGTTGGGAAAGGCTTGGTAATTTCATTAATTCAACACGTATTGCAGTTGATAATGGTAATGCTCTCCGTGAGTTTAACCTCTTAAAGCAGTCAATTGTAGGAATGTATGAAAAGTCGGGCTTCGTTACAAGAGAGGTTGACAGCTCAACAGATGACGGAGTTGCTGACCTTATGGAGCAGCTTAGAACTGATATTAATGATATGCAGTTTTTGTCAAGTAAATTCAATAAATATAAAGAACTTTCAGGCGGTGAAAAAGAAGCACAGTCAGTCAGCGAAAAAGACAATATTTGTATTATTTGCACTACTAAAGCAGAAGCAAAGGTAAGACGTTATTTGTCGGGCGTTTTTAATATTCAAGAACTCGAAGACGCTAACAGGTTTGTGCTTGTAGATGATTTCGGATATGATATTTACGAAAAGCAAGGTTCTGCAAGACAGCTTGCAATCACAGGGCATAAGACTACCCCTATCAGTTTTATTGTTGCTGATAAAAATTTTGTTCAGTGGTACGATAGACTTAATGTTGAGTATGAGTTCAAAAACGGCTTTACTCTTAATATTAATACGTTCGTTCATATTTGGCAAATGATTTCGATATCTCCGTTTGCAAATGCCGTATGCTATATTGATAAGAGAATTAATACTGCAGTGGCTACCGTTCCAGATACGACTTTTGAAAGTATCGGTAATGACAGCAAAGAATATAAATTCGTTGATGTAAGCGGAAATCAAGTATATTTGAATGATTTAAGCGAGTTACACATTACATATATTGACGAAAACGGACTTGCAAAACTCGGATTGCCATTAAATGTTACTCCAACATTGGAAGTTACCCCAACAAAGACATTGAATATCAAAGTTCCCCTCGGCCTTGCGAACGGTGATTGGAAGTCAATTATTATTCAATTTGGTAATGCAATTGTTACTGTTAATAATGTAACATAAGAGGTGCAGTTATGCCTACTATTCCAAATACAACCTTATATATTGGTGTTGTTCCGTGGAATAGCGATTTGAAAAATGTTCAGTCCTACAATGCTAGGGCTGAGCAAATTTCAGCTATTCAAGAGCTATTATCGCACAAATATGAACACATTAATATTATACGTCGTGACAGTGATTTAATATTAAAGGGAGTTAATGAAGATTTATCACAGTGTAATTATATGATGTATCAAAATAAAGATATATCGGATAAGTGGTATTTTGCTTTTATTGACAATGTTCAATATAATTCACTTAATAGTGTGATTATTTCACACACTATTGACGTATGGCAAACATATCAATTTGATATCACATATTATAAAAATTTGATATTGCGTTCGCATGTTGCAAAAAGTGCTGATACTGTCGGCAGGTGGCTTGCGCCCGAGCCAATAAGCGTAGCACCCGAATTTGAGCGTAAACACACAGTATTTAATAATCTTTCGTGGACACCCCAATATGTGTTGCATTCAACATCAGTATTCAATTCAAAAACGAAAAAATATGAGTATAAAGGAAATGGAACGGGTGCAACGTTCTCGGCTGAATATGGCAAGTTTGTTAACAACGATGCAGACGTTCAAGCAGTTATTAATAATTACGGCAGAAAGTCACCCGATGAAATCATTGAAGATGCAGGAAGTCACGTTAATTGGAAAGATATATTAAAATCTTTTTTGAGCGGTGGCACGTCTATTGACTCTTATAATGCTATATTAGGGTTGCACGGCTCAACTTCTATTGCCGAATTGCAAGACCACCGAAATGAATTAATCGGGTTATATGCAATTCCCTCGTGGGTGCATGATGGTTCAAACAAATACGCAACTAATGAAATTACAAGTAAATCTGTATCGGTAACATTACCGACCTCAACATTAGCCTGTGGTTATACACCACGAAACAAAAAAATGCTTTCAAGTTTATGCAAAGCTTATTTATTTTATAATGAAAACGGCTTTAAATTGCCTTTGAAACCCGAATTATTCACAAGCGGAACACCGAGCTTTACCGTTAAGTCAACAGAACTTTCAACAAATGGCTTTATACTGCAAATAGGTTCTTACGCCGATTATACTGTTAAAACAAATAAGATTCCATATAATTGTGAAAATCGTATCGGATACGATGCAAATACAGGGCTTGACAAGGTTCTAAACGGATTAACGGCAATTGTTGGTGTTGTTAATTCAGTAGGCTCTGTTGCATCACAAGGTTTTGCCGGAAATATAGGCGGAGCAGTGCAGGGAGCAGTTGGAGCATTTCAGCAGTCAATTAATATGATTGATGCAGTAGGTCAACGAGGAGTGAACACGGGGGCAAGCGGTGATATTATGAGCATTACCGAAAATCGTGCAATGCCCGTATTTGCTGATGTTTCCCCGACTGATGCACAATGTCGTTATATTGATGATTACCTTGATGTATACGGTTATGCAATTAATGAAATTGGTAAAATTTCAACATATATGAAAAATAGAAGCAATTGGAATTATATACAAGTCGCAAATTGCAATATCAAACTATCTGCCCCGAATGATGATATTAATAAGTTAAAGCAAATGTTTGAAAGCGGAGTAACAATTTGGCATAAGAATTTTGGCGATTATGACCAGGCTAACAACTAAGAAAGGAGTTGACAGACAATGAAAGAATGTGGCTTTATTGATTTTGACCCGTGGTGTGGCATTAAAATTGGTGATAATATTGAAAATTTGTTAAACTATAATAATATCCGTAACGGCGATATGCAAGCATTTGCAAATAAGTTGACTGCATTTTATATTTATTTCAATTACTTTGCTAATATTGCAATGTCACTTATAAAATATGATAGCGGAGCAATTCCCGAAGAATATATTGAGCGTGCCCTATTTCAAGACGGGAAAATTGCATTTTTCAATGGAGCAATTGCAGGCGGAGCAAATGAGGTTATCGCAAGCACTTTTGTTGACGAGTGTAAATATAATCACTATGGCGAGTTGAAAGAGATTAAATTAATTGATAGCTTACCCAATACCAATAGTGATATGCTTATCAATTCTATTGACGGAAATATAACAGATTTTGCCATCGTTTGGTGCAATAAAACGAAAATACCATTGATGCAAATTGTGTATTATTTCTGTCAAAAAATAACAGAACTTCAAACGGCGGTTAATTATAACACGCTTAATAATTCATTGCCGATTGCAGTTGAAGCGACTAACGAGCAAATACTCGCTTTAAATAATATTATTAAACAAGTAAGCAATCAAAATCGCTTTTTATACTTCAAAAAAGACCATAATTGCAGACCTGAAGAGTTATTCAAGTCGCTTGACTTAAATGTTGAATTCAAGGCGGACAAGATGCTTGAAGTGCTTAATTATTACAAAGGTGAATTTTTCACAATGTTGGGAATTAATAACACACCTTTTGAGAAAAAAGAGCGCTTGCTACGTGATGAAGTTAAAAGCAATAATCAAATTCTTAACTTAACGCTTGATAGTTATGTTCAAACGCAAAAAAGAGGTTTTGAAAATGTCAATATGAAGTTTTTAACTTCTTTTGATTGCAATGTTAATACTTCAATTGATGATGTTATTGCAGAGCAAGAAGAGGAATTTAAGGAGGTTATTTCTTAATGGCAATTTATACAAACTCTTTTCAAGATATAATGCATAAATTCGACCACAACGGCAGTAAACTTACTTATGAGCAGAAAATCGTTAAACTATGTGAATATATTTTCGATTTTAATTACGATTATAAGAATGATTTAACATTTAAAGCTTTTTTTGAACCTTATTTCATCGAGCATTTTTTTAATGAGGAGTTCGCTTTTGAAACCGTTGATTATTTTAAAGTCAAATTAAAAAATCGTATGCAAGAAATATTGCCTTTTTACATTCCGCTTTATCAAACTTTTTATATCAATACGATTGATTTAACATTAATTGAAAAAGAGGAAAGCACAGAAACCGGCGGAGCAGAAGAAAACGGCAACACACACAATAACAGTAATGCAACAAACACTTCTCTTGATGTATCAAGCGACCTGCCGGCTAATGCTATATCTGTTAATGATATTGACGGCGTGAATTATGCAACTGACGGAAAGAGAGGAAAAAACACGTCTGTTAATGAAAGTGAGGTTGTTAATAATAATAACACGCATTATAACAGAAATAGCAACAGAAAACGAACAAACAACGGACTTGATAACGCAACACGTTATTCAAGTGAATTTCTTAATCTATGTAGTGAAATGATTAATAAATTCAATGATTTATTTTTAATTATTTTTTAAACTGAAAGGAGTTAATTATATGGGAATATTCACGCCTATCGTACCTCTTGAATTTGATGCAAGTTATTCATATATTCAAAGGCTTATGCATTTATGCGAAAAACTTAACGAGCAAGGTGTATCAATCAACAAAATACAAGAGTTTTTAAACTCTCTTGATATCGACAAGAAAATCAAAGACGAGGTATTTAAGCAATTTGTAAATATGCCAAATTTGAAAACTGTTTTAGAACACAGAAAAATAATGTTAGTGGGCGATAGCTATTTGGCAGGTGCAGGATTGCCCGACCCGTCAACGCAAGGATTTGGACATTTACTCTATGAATTGGGTTTTGATATTACTGCTTTGGCTTCAGCAGGTGCAGGATTTACTGCACAAGGAACTAACGGAAGATTTCTCGACGTCGTGAGAAATTGGACTCAAAACAGAAATGATTACACCGATATTATTTTCTTAGGCGGAGTCAATGACTCTTACACAGAAATTGACAACGGTACACTCGGAGCGTCTATCCGTGATTGCATTAAGGAAACACATCAATTATATCCAAATGCAAAAGTAGCTGTTGGTTATATTTCACAATTGCATCGAACACATGATAATATCAAGAAAGTGTTGCAAACTATTCATACATACAAGACAGGTTGCCTTGAAAGCAATTATGCTTATATCAATAATAGCGAAACAATGCTTAAACGAGTAGGGCTGTTGCAGCCTGACGGAACGCACCCGACTGTTGAGGGACATAGATTAATCGCTAACTATTTATGCTCTTATATTAATAATGGCAATATTGCAACACAAGGGGAAATGACAGGTATAAGACTTACAGGCTCACCGCAATTTCCGAACGCTGACCCTGGCGATTATTATATGTTACAGACCAACAACATAATGCAAGTAACCCTGCATCAAACAAGCGTATGGAAAGCAAATGAAAGCGCATATCCTTATATCGAGTTGAGCGGCAATACAATACTACATATAGGTGATTTTGCACAGTCATTAATATATGGACAGGGTGAAGATTTAGCGACAGCGCCGACAAATGCAAATTTTACAGTTCCCGCAACGTTAACTTTATGGACTGACGGATCATTTACGCATTCTAAAACATACCCTATAGCGCTTAATCTTATGTTTAAGGGAGCCTCATTATTTGCACGCCCGATGATGACTGATGATAACGGCGCTAACTTTTGGCATTCGTATATCCGTCAAATTAATGTAGCGCCATTTACTGCAATTCTTAATGCGGATATTTGTTAGCGAGGTAGCACAATGGACGAATTTATTTTAATTAAAAATATAATGTTAGCAAATTCAAAATATTTTCTTGCGGTATTCTGCTTTTATTTAATTGATTTTATGACCGGCTTTGCAAAGGCAATTAAAAACAAAAATATATCAAGCGGAAAACTAAGAGGAAGTGTAAGCAAGGCCCTTGAATATATTGCATTTCTACTTGTCGGTGTAATTGCAGTTTATTTGTTTAATGCAGAATATGCGGTTAATTTAATCGCTATATCACTTTGCGGTGTTGAGTTTACAAGTATCTGCGAAAATGCAAAAGAAACCGGGTTTAAATTTCCTGAAAAAATTATAGCTTTATTTAGCAGAAAGGGGGAAGGGGGCGAGTAATCGCCCCTATTTCTTATGGCTGGAAATCTTACTAATGCAGAATTAATATCACAGATTGCAAAAAATAATCCGGTATGGAGCGATGAAAAAAGCAGGGAGTTACTGCGACTTAACCGCAAATTCACATATTATAGAAATGTGAATAACTTGATGCAAACAATATACAGGCAAAATAAAATACACACTTTAAACAGTGACGATTACGCCGTAGAAATATCAAATAAATTTAATCAATCATTAAGCAGAAAGGCTCTTGATATATCTAACGAGCAGGACGAAGCGGATTATTATAAATTAGTCGATTTAATAACCGAACTGGGAACGGGCGAAGACGCTAACATATATGAGGAGTTGTATTATTAAAAATGTTACATAATCTATATCTATATCAAAATGGCAAGTTAATAAGAAAAGGCAATACGCATGTTTTTCGTGTATTCTTAAAAGAAAATACTGAATTGACCGAAAAGCAAATAAAACGAATTATACAGGCAAGAAATGTCAAAGAAATTAACGGCTTTTATATAAGCGAAAATTCAGCTTTTGATTGCAAAGTTGACACAAAAGCAAAATGCAACCGAAAGAAAAATAGAAATATCAACAGATATATTTACGCTTTAGATATTGAAACATCAACATATCAAGTGGGCGATAGAAAGTTATCTTTAATGTATTTAGGCAATATTCAAAATGTATATCTTGGTAGTGAAACACTTAACAGCATTAATAAAGATAATTTCACTTTTTATCAAAGATATAATGAATTTTTCCGCACGTATGACGACTGGAATAGTATTCTTGAAATGCTTAATAAAGATAGTGTTAAAAGAAATTTATACACATACATCTATGTTCACAACTTGCCTTACGAGTTTTCATTTATGCAAAATTTAAAATTTTTTCGTAAGAATTATAAGAACGAAACAATGATTGCATCGAATACAAGAAAGCCGATATCATTTGAATTAGACCATTTAATTTTCCGGTGCTCTTATAAACTTTTAGGTAAATCTTTAAAGGTGTTAGGTGATGAATTAGGCATTGCAAAATTGACTGAGGAAAAAGGCGGATATAATCAGCATTATACACCAAATTCAATATTACCCGATATTGAATATAAATACAACGAGCAAGACGTATTAATCACTTTATACGCTGTTGTCGACTGTTTTAAAAATTCTAATTATTATACTGATGTCAATTCAATTGACAGAATGATAACCGCAACAAGTCTTACACGGCTTGAAAATGAACTACACTCGACCGCAGAAGAAAAAGAAAAATATACAAAGCTTTGCACTGCTTTAATCAAATTTTATAATAAAAAGTTTGATGATAACACAACTGTATATGAATTATTAAGAAATGTATTTTGCGGTGGGTACGTTCGTTCAAATCGCTTTTATTCTTTTATCCCTTTTGATAATGTTGCAAGTTATGATTTTGCTTCATCATATCCGGCACAGATGATGATGTGTAATTTTCCATTCAATTTCAAAATGCGTGAAAGCGATAAAACAGCATATTTGAAATTTATCATTGAAAAAAACAATGCCTATATTAAATATAAAGGCGGAATTTTGCAATGGTATTTATCAACACCGCAAAAAACATTGCACACATATTTTATGTGTGAATTAGTTGTTAAAAACCTTAAAATCAAGCAATTTAAAAATCATAACGAATTGCCATTTTTAAGCATGAGCAAATGCGCCGACTATGACATTAAAACAATGAAAAGCAGTAACGGCAGAGTTATGTGCGCTGATAAAATCACATTATATTTAACTGCTTATGATTATATTGCATTGACATTGTTTTATGATTTTGAGATTGACGAGTGCAAAAAACTGCTTTGCGCTCGAAAAAATGCAAAGTTGCCGACATACGTCACTAATTCAATTAACAACTACGCAAAGCAGAAAGTTATTTTTAAAAAATTAAAAAATAGTGATGATGTTGATGCAATTGCAAAAGAAGATTTTAATTTTAATGATAAGTGCGTTGTTAATAATGACTTTTTAAATCATTTTTTCACACTTAATACAGAAGATAAAAAAGACACTTTAAGCCGTGAATTAAGACTTGCAAAAAATAGACTTAATGCTCAATATGGAATTAACGTACAACAATTAGCCCCGAATGATTTATTATTCTATCCCTTAAAAAATGAATGGCAATGTATAGAAAATGTAGACGTAGAAAGTGGAACACTACTAAGAAGTTATATTGACGGATTACACGTCACAGCATATGCAAGATTGCATTTATATATTCTGTCATATATAATCTTTACTCAAACAAATTCTACAATTTTGTATTGGGATACAGACAGTATAAAATGCGTCAATGATTTAGAAAATGTTAATAAAGTCGTTGATATGTTTAACGATTATATTAATAAAAAATGGCATTGTGAAAAGTATTATAACATGGGGCTTGCCGACAATGAGGGTATTTATAATCATTTTTGTACCGCTGGCGCTAAATCGTATATATTTGATAAAAACGGCGATATATCAATATCAATTAGCGGAGTACCAAAAAAGACAACAAACAAATATTTGAATAACATTTACAATGGCGATTTTAAAAAATTTTGCTCTGAATATTATCACCCGAATACTTTTTTATGCTCCGATGTTACAGGTAAGCTTGCAAGCGGATATTATACTAAAAATGATAACATATTCAAAAATGCAAGATTGATTGACGATGCAGGAAAACAATATACTTTTAACGGCTTTGGCGGTTGTTTGCTCCTGCCGTCTGACTTTACTTTAACCGCTATAGGATTTACAAATCACTCTCTTGTTGAAGAAGCACAACAGTTATCATATCTGCGTAGAAAAGGAATTAGAATATTACCAACGTATATTGGTAGACCTTGTAAAGTTGATGAAAAGGTAGAAAGGATAGATAAGAATTGATTTATTATAATGGCGATAAAAGACGGTCAATGCGTTGTGATTATGATGTGTTATTTGGCGGACGCGCTAATGGTAAGTCTTACGATGTATGCAAGAATGATATTATAGACGACTATTTTATTAGTGGCTGTACTCACGAATTTGGACTTGTCCGCCGTGTTGGATATGGTGCATCGGCATCGGCAGAAAGCCTTACAAAATGGTTTGCAGACGATTTACACAAATATTTGAAAGAAAAATATAATTCATATATCAAGGTTGAAAGTAACACGTTTTATATTGTAAATTATGATGAAACCGAGGAATTGAAAGCAAATCAAAAAAAGCCACGGCTTAAGGCTAAAGTTTTTGGACATTTTTTCTCACTTGCAATTGAAGAAAAATACAAATCACAACAGTTTGACAATATTCACACGCTTGTATATGAAGAGTTTTGTCCAATGTCTATATACGGATATATCGAAGATGAAATAACTCACTTCACAAGCCTTATATCAACTATATTTAGACATAGAAATGGCAAGATAATTTTAATCGGTAACACTATTAATAAATATAACATTTACTTTGATTGGCTCGGCATCGACATTGACAAGTTAGAATTAAAGCCAGGCGATATAATTAAACTGCAATCAAAGCAGTTTAAAGACGGAGCAACAATATGTGTTGATTTTGCTAAAATGCCATATGAAGATGAATCCGAGATACCGCATATGTTAAAAATCGGCAAATGCGAAGTAGCTACTACGGGCGATTATACTAAAAGTGAATATTGTTTCAATTCTGCTTATGATTGCTTTATATTCAAAGAGTGTAAGCCTACTGTATTATTTGCAATTGAAATTGAAAATACTTTTTATTATGTTTTTCGATGCACATATAAAAATTACAATTTTATTGCGATAACAAATCGCTGTCAGCAACAAAAAGTTAAATCTAATATATATCACTACGGCAAAAAAATCATTGAAGCAATAAAACTCGGCCACAAGTCTTTTGACGATATATATAAGACGTTCAATGAAGATATGATGTTACCGACAATTTTCAGTGATGAATACATTGAATACAGATATAGAATATTAATGGAAAAATACAGATAAAATAAAAGCCTCGTCACTTGACGAGGTTTTTTAATTCTTCAATTGTTTGAACTTTCTGCCTATCTTTTTTGCTTTCTACAGTGATTTCGCAATCATCAAATTTATTAGTAACTCCGCCGATGTAATTACTATTGATAAATGCCGAAATAGAAAACTCATTGCCTTGTATTTTAACTTCAAGTTCATCTGCCCATATTGAAAATTTATTTATAAAATTGTCATCAAAAATAAAAATAGCATTTTCTTTGGTTGATATTGTAATATGTTTCATAATCTGCACACTTTCTAAGAGGTTGTTATATTTTTGTTTTCTTTCCTTACCTCTTGTCTATATCTTACCAC